TTATTCCATTTCTAATGAGTCAATTTTCACTTCGAGTTCGACACTGGTAGTAAATCCACTATCAGCACTCAGGCTATGCGTCAGCGTTGTGATGATCCATTCCCCGTCATCAATCTGTTGCTTGAACCCGCTAACCTTCACCGGCATTTCCGTATATAGCTCCGCGCGCCCCTTTGCCAGCTGAATGGAAAACGTCGCAGCACCGCGCTGCAGGCGTTCCCACTGCATTTTGGCAGCACGTTCTGCGTTGCCCCGGTTTGCGTAAGTGCGGCTCAGTACCAGCACGTTTTCATCCGTGCCGATCAGGTAGTCCCCCTGCTTCGCCTCCGGCTCTTTCTTCTTCGTCGTGGTTTTACGTCGCCTGCGCTTCACCTTCGCCACCGGCTTCTTTGCCGGTTCGCGGGTGTGCAGCCAGCTGGCGATCACGCCAGTGTAAGAGTCGCGGTCCGCCAGGGTGAAGCGGTGGCTGTCTCCGTTCCTGCGCTGAAGAGTGATTACCGGCAGCGCCTTACCGCTTGCCGTTTTTCCCTGGCCCTGCCGGATAAACAACAGATTTCCATCCTTGACGCAGGCCACCGCGCCGCACTGTTTAGCCAGGCGCATCAGAAAGCTGGCGTCTGACTCGTTGGTCTGATCAAGGTGGTCAATCTCTGCGGCGGCCATGTCTTCACCCATTGCCGCCTTCAGCTTATGGCGCCAGGCGATGTCCTGGACAATTTCGCCTGCGGTGGTTTTGTGCCAGGACTTCTCCCGCTTCGTGTTCAGCGTCTGCCGGAAGTCGGCGCTGCGCGCCCTCAGCGTCAGCCGGTCAGGCGTGCCGCTGTGCTCGATTTCGTCAACCGTATAGCTGCCTTTCGGATAAAGCGCCTCTCCCTGCCAGCCCAGCGACAGCGAAAGCACGACGCCCCGGCGTGGCAGCTGCAGCTGGCCGTCTGCGTCGTCCAGCTCGATGTCCAGCTGGTCCGCCTCAAAGCCCCGGTTATCGGTAAGCGTCAGGCTCAGTAGGCGCTTTTCCAGCTTCTGCGTGATGTCTGCGCCGTCCATCGTCAGGCGAAACGCGGGGGAATTCTGCTGACCGGAGATCCACGGGCTGGTCATCATGAGAATAACCCTCCCGCTGCGGCGCTTACCTTACCGGCAGCAGTGGTAGCCGCACTCTGCATGACCGACAGCTGATCGCTGAGGCTGCCGAACATTTCCCCCAGCGATTCATCGGTGCGCTTCAGCGTCAGCGTGAATTCAATGCGGCGGCACACGCCGCTGCTGAAGAACTCCGCTTTGGTCTGGTTAAGACTCTCGATCACGAACATGCCGTAAATCGTGCCGCTGCCCTCAATGAGGGGCCACGCGCGGCCCAGCTCCGCAATCTGCTCCAGCGCAAACAGCGAAAGCCTGCCGCCGGTAATCTCCGGCAGCAGCACACCGGAAAGCGTCAGCGTGTCGTTGTCCGGGCCTAAAAACTGCAGCGATGGCCGCACGCCTACCCGGCTGTTTGACGGGAATCGCCAGCTGCGCTGATACTGTAGCTCCTGATACGGCACCGTTTTCAGCATGAAAACAAATAAGCCCAGCGTCATCATCATTCCTCAAATCCTCCCCTGTCGCGGTAGCTGCTGCGCTCCCGCGCCTCAGCCTTCCGCTGTTCTGCCTGAAGCCTGCGCATCACCTCGTCAACCAGATCCTGCTGGCTCTGTCCCGGCTGCTGCACGATGGTGAACGAGGCGTTAATCTGCGGTGCGGCTTTTGCCGATGTGCCACTCATGCGCGGCGCGTCCTGCCGGTATGCCTGCGCGGGCAGGCTCAGCGGATGCAGCGGTGCGGCTGTGGCAGGTGCTGCCGCACCGCCCAGCGTCAGCGCCGCCAGTGCCGCCAGCCCTGCGGTGCGCCTGCGGCTGGTCACGTTAGCCGGGCCGTTAATCAGTTCGGGGCCGTTCTCACCCACGATTCCCATCTGGCCGGACGGAATGTTGCCGCCGGTGTCGTACATGCGCGGGAACCCGCCCGGCGGCAGCACCACTTTTCCGGCTGCATCAACCGTGGCCGCCTGCTGGCGCGTAACCCGCTCCGGCAGTTTTGCCTTTGCCGCCTCCTGCGTAACGATGCCGAGTTTTTCCAGCAGCCAGGACACTCCCGATTTCAGCGTGTCCAGCGGGTGCATCACCATACTGAGTCCATCGGCCAGCGCCTGACCAAACGCCTTACCCTTTGCGGCTGCGCTGTCCAGCTCAGCCCCCGTGGACTGCACCGGCGTCAGCAGATCGCGGAACCAGCCAAAAAGCGCCTGCACTTTATCCCCGACCCATTGAAAAACCGGCTTGAGCGGGCCAAATGCCTCACTGATTGGTGCTGCGGCAGCCCTGAATCCCTCAACCACGCCGCCGAGAAACGCTTTAATCGGCTGCCAGTATTTCCAGACAACCAGCGCCACGCCTGCCAGCGCTGCGACCAGCAGCCCGACCGGACTCAGCAGCGCGGCAATTGCCCATGAAATGCCGGTCAGCGCAATGCGAAGCACCGCAACGGGACCGGACGCCAGCCAGCGCAGCACCTGACCTGTACCGCTCAGCAGCACCCGTCCTGCCGCTACCGGGTTCATCATCATTCCGGCAGCGGCGGACACGCCGCGCATGGCTCCCCTGAACAGGCGCAGTGGCGCACCGGCCACCGCCTTAAGCGCATTACCCGCCATGCCTGCGCTGGCGCGGAGTGAAGAAAGCGGCCCGGCCAGCAGGCTGACTTGCCCGCCCGCGTCGCCCATTCCCCGCCGCAGCAGGCCCAGAGAGGCGCTTCCCAGCCAGCCGAGCATACTGCCTGCCCGTGACGCTGCCGAAGCAAGCCCCGGCAGCGCCTTAAGCCCCAGCACGTTGCAGCTCAGGCGCAGCAGTGCCAGCGGTCCCAGCACCGCCGCCAGGCCGATCATGAGCGTACCCAGCGCAATCACCACCACCGATACAACCGCCGCTGCCTTCACGAGCGTGCCCGCCAGTTCCTTATTGTTTTCCACCCAGCGGCGGGTCACGCCGGTGACTTTCTTCACCATATCCATGATGTCCATCAGCGGCGTGCGCAGCGAATCGCCCAGGCCGCTCATGGTGTTAGATACGCCGGTTTTGGTCAGCATCCACTGCGCAGTAAGCGAATCTTTGTTGATGTCAGATTCCTTCTGCATTGACCCCTTAGCAGCATCCCCCTGCGTCAGCTGCAGCTGACGTCTAAGCTCCGGCATGTTGTTAGCGAGTTTGGCCGCGTCCTTGCCGAACTCCTTGCCGAAAACCATCGTCATGGCCGTCAGGCGTTTGTCTTTCGGCAGATTATTGACCTTTTCCAGCACGCGCATGATGGTGCCCATCGCATCCGTGGTCATCTGCTTTTCAATCTTTTTCGGATCAAGTTTCAGCAGGTCCATGCCGTCCATAAACCGGTCACTTTGCATGGTAGCTACGGACAGCTCGCGCACCATGGCGTTCGCCGCACTGGCGGCGGTTTCCGACGTCGCGCCCAGACTCAGAAAGGTTGAGCCGAGTGCAGCCGCTTTGCGGTAGTTCAGCCTGTCAGCCACGCCGCCCATGCGCTGCAGCACGTCGATGATGTCTGAACCTTTGGACATGGCGTTATCGTCCAGGTAGTTCAGCGCGTCGCCCAGCTGCTCGATGTTGCGCGTGGGGATTTTGTACAGCTGCGCAATCTTGCCCAGCCCTTCGGCAAGCTCACCGGCAGGCAACTCAAACGCGGTTGACGCCTTCGCCGCCGTGGTGGCAAAGGCCATCAGGTCGCGCTTCTGGTCCTCATAGGAGTCGTTCTGGTTGGTCACACCCATGCGCGCGCCGCCCTCAACCAGCGCGGCGTAGTCAATCGCGCCGTTTTCCATCGGCAGCTGCTCACTCGCGGCCTTTATGGCGGCCTGCATGTCATAGAACTGCTTTGTGCGGTTTCCGTCGTTGTCGCGCAGCCCGTTAACCTGCTTTGCCACGCCCTTCATGGCGTCTTCCATTGCTGCTGATGCGTGCACGGCGGCAGCAACAGGCGCAACCATCGCCAGCCCGGCGGCAGAGGTTGCCGCACCGGCACCGGCCACGCGGTCGCGCACCTCAAGCGAACGGGAATAGCGCTCACGCACCGCGCTCAGTTTTGCCTGACGCTCTCCCAGCTTTTTAAGCGACTGCTGCTGCCGGTCAATAGCGGCGCGCGCCTCGTCTGACTGACTTTTAAGCTCGCGCTGTGCCTGGCTCAGTTTTTTCGTGTCGATACCGGCAGCGCCCAGCGCCTCACGCTGACGCTGCACCGAAATGCGCAGCCCGTTGTAAGTCTGCTGCAGCTGGCTGGCACGGTTTTTTGCCTGCTCCAGCACGCGGGCCTGTGCAGCTGTGGGCCTGTTTGTTTCCGAAAACTGTACGGCCAGCCGGGCCGCTTCCTCGCGGGCGGCCTTCAGGTTATTCGCGGTGATGGCAAGCTGTGAGCGGGTCTTGCGGAAGCCGTCGATACGCCCGGCCTGCGCGTCCAGCTCTTTAAGGGTGTTGCGGGTGTCTCGCAGCGAGCCGGCCAGCTCACGGGTGCTGTCGCGGGCGCTGCGGAAGGGGCGCGTCAGCTTATCGACCGCGCCCAGCACGACCTGCAGACGCAGATTTTTATCACTCATCGCTGGCCCCATGTCGCAGGATTGCTTTGTGCCGCCACTCCAGCACCTCGGTCAGCGTCATGGATTCGGTAACGGAGGGCGGCCAGTGAAAGACGGTGGCGATGTCCGCCACCAGATCGTCTACCGTCAGGCCATCGGTAAATCTGACAGGACCGACTTCTTCAGCAAAAAAGTGACCACCTCCACCGACAGGCTTACCAGATCGGCGGGGTCCATTTCGTTGATTTCTTGTGCGGTCAGCGCCGGGCTGGTAACGCGCGGCAGCACAACCATCATGGCGTTCACGTCCATGTCCATCAGCGCCTGCAGGCGGGTGCCGCGCAGCGCGCCGGACTGCGGCTTGCGCACGGTAACGGAGGTGATTTCGGTTTTGCCGCGCAGGATCGGGGTGTCCAGCTCGACGGCTTTTTCATTTGGTGCGATTTTGTCTGTCATGATGCGATTCCATTAAAAAGAGAGATAAGCGGCAGGCGCGCGGCCTGCCGAAGTGATTACAGGCCCAGCGCGTTGCGGTGCTTCTCCATCAGGTCGGTGCCGTCCACGATGTGGACCATGTTCACGATATCAATCTCGTAAACCACTTCGCCGTTAATGGTCAGCTTTGCGTAGCTGTTGGTTGCGGACACTTTGGTGGTGCTGGATTCGCCGGTTTTCCATTCGCCGGAATCCAGCTCCTTGTAGCGTCCGCGCGTGACCAGCTCGACCGCCTGCACTTCGCCGGTGTCATCACGCTGGATGGAGCCGGTGAAGCGCAACTGAATGCCGTCCACGGTTTCGGTGCCAAGCTGCTTGAACAGCAGGGATTCGGTGCCGCCGATGGTGAATTCCGTATCCAGCGCACCGTCGTCCAGGCCCATGTCGATGTCCACCGCACCGGCCATGCCGCCGCCGCGATACTTTTCGAACTTGCGGGTGACTTTAGGCAGCGTCAGGGACTCAACCAGCCCCTGCCAGTTGTTGCCTGAATTGAACATGTTCAGGTGCTTGAGTTTGCGTGGCATTGCCATTTTTGCGTCTCCTTATGCGCTGACGCGGCTGCTGAAATCGACCAGGTACTGGTCAGTGATGCGCTGGCGCAGCAGCAGGTTTTCCAGTGGCGGCACCGGCGTGTAGTCGTAATCGATCAGCAGCTTGCCCGCCTTGAGCGTGTCCTTGTCGTTCACGCTCTCGTCCAGCCAGCAGTCCGCACCAACCAGATAGCCCTGATTCACCAGGCTGCGCAGCTTCGCGCGGATGCTCTCGATGATGTCACGGGCCAGTGACGGGTTCAGCGCGCCGTCAACGGACCACATCTGCGCCTCTGCCATCGTGTCCATCAGCACCTGCGCGGTGCGGGTGTAACACTCAAACTGAAAGAGCGCGTCATCACTGAGGCAGCGGGAACCCCAGAAGCGGAAGCCGTCTTTGCGGATCAGCGTGGTGACATCGTTCTGGTTCAGCAGGCCCGCATCAGTGGCCGGATCCTGCAGGTCCCAGAAAACGTCTTTTGAAATGCCGGTGACGCCGTTCACGCCCACGTTTGACAGGGACTTATGCCAGCCGGTCTGCTCGTCGATTTTTGCGCGCAGGCCCAGCGCGCGCGCAGTGGCGTAGGCCGTCGCGTCCGCCTTCAGCACGGTGTCAAAGCTGATGAAGTCCGGCCAGATCAGCATCCCTTCGCGCTGGCTGAAGTTGCTGCGGTAGGCAATCGCCTCTTCAACGCTCTTGCAGCCATACGCGGACAGGTAGGCAAAGCCGCGCAGGCTCTGCGCCACGCTCAGCAGCTCGGTGGCGACGGCTTTGGTGTCGTGGCCCGGCACGCCCAGAATGCGGGGCTTTACGCCGCAGACGGACTGTGCGGCCAGCAGCGCCTTCATGCCGGTGCGCTGGCCGTCGGTCACGCCGCCGATAATGTTGGCGGTGGTTTCCGCTTCGGTCTGGCCCTGCGGCACGCGCACGACGATGGTGACGGGTTTCGACTGATCGGCGATAGCATCCAGTGAGCGAGCCAGCGTGCCGGACTCCCCGGCCTTGCCGCTGGCGGTGAGCACGTCGGTTAACAGCACAGGGCGGTTAAGCGGGAAGGTGGCCGCGTCGGCGTCGTCGCCGGTGCAGACCAGCCCGACAATCGCGGTGCTGACGGTGGTGATGGTTCGGGTGCCCTCGTTGATTTCCTCAACGCGCACGCCATGATGATAATCCTGTGACAT